TCAACATACAAAGTTAATCTCTGTGTGCTCTGTGAAGCGACAGATCTTGATAGAGACTCATCATCAATTCCTAGATAATCTGCCTTTCTGTATCCAGTTCCTTTGTCTTGAATTGAGATTGATGAGACAACTCCAACATCAGAGACAACTACGATAGCTGTTGCACCAGTTCCAGATCCACCAGTTAATGGAACATTGGTATATGTACCAGGAGCATAATCTGCACCACCGTTAAGGATTTGAAATCTTCCAACTCCAGTATCAGAAATAGTAGAAGAATATTCTGGTGCCTTGAATACTACGTTTTGATATAAACGCTTTCTTAGATAATAAGTCTTAGTTTTTGTGCTATCATCTGGTAGGATAGTAATATCTACCTTGTCGTCAATTCCTAGACCATGGTTGCCCACAGTCTCCACCAAAGCGACACTTTGATTAACTTCAAATGGTTCTAGATTGTCGCTCAAAGAAGTTAGCGTTACTGGTCTAGTACCAGATGTATTAAAGAAGTTGTTTGATTGTAGGAAGTATTCTCCTTGGTTGAATTGGAACCAATCGCCAAGATCCCAATCTTGTGGATCATCTTCTGGGTTTAGTGGTACAACTTTAATTTCAACAACGTTCTGGTTGCTTGTACCATTTAATACTTCACCTTTAGCTACTGTTGGATTGATGCCATCAGTTAGACTCAAGATTGCTCCCTCAGAATAAGAACTGTCTTGATCTAGAAGAATGAAGAATGTCTTGATGTCTGCAGAGAACGTTCCAGTGTTGTCAAACGTTCCAACAACATTTTTTAGAACAATTTCATTATCGTTTCTGACATTTCCGACAATCTGCCCAGATGCATTAGAAGATGGTTGTCTTAAGATGTCATCGGTAAATAGATAAGCATTTTGAATAGTTGTCAACTTGACAACTTTATTCTCATAACTGTCAATATAACTTACTGGTTTTCCTTTTACAGAGTTTACAAGTGCTTCTGCTTCCGAACCATTTGTTCCCTTATTATCAAAATAAACTTTTGAATTAACAGAGAAATTACTAGAAGAGTTTTCAATTGTAATATTATCAACCGTTCCAGGTTTTACTTCATTGATCTTGGCAAACACGCCAGATCCATTACCCTGCATACCAGGAGTAAATAGTCTCTTGGATGCCTTTGGAATATCATTCTGATTAATATCGGAATTATAATTACTATCTACTGGTAGAGAATAGAAGTTTTCACCTAGAATGTATGGATATTGTGGTACTTGATTGCTATCAATAGTAAGGAAATAAGCATAAACTCCTTCTGGAAATTCTGGGGTAATGCAAAATCGTCCATTGTTTTCGTCTAGTGAACCATTCTTGTGCTTATAGGTATAATCATTTGTAAATGTACCTAAAGGATAGTCTGAAACGGAAGGACCGCCAGATCTGGAAGAGTTGCGAACATAACTAGATGTCATCCTTACGATAGGAGATTGTGAATCTAGTGGGTTCTGATGTGCAAATGGTCCATAGATTGGATTGCCATCATAAGCAAATCCAAGGATTGGTGAGTGAGTCTTAGTTGATGGTTCTAGACCAGCAGCACTCAAGTTATCATTTAATGCAACCCTCAGTGCCTTGGGGTTAGCAACTTGACCATAACCATTTTCAAAGGTTATATTGTAATTTGGGAAAAGATATCCATTCTCTGTATCAAGAACGGACTTTAGTTTTTCGTATCTGTTAAAATTCCATTCTTTTAGTAGAGCCGTTCCAATAGCACCATTACCAACAGCAATGATATCAACTTTAACTGTTTTTTGATCGTAGAAATTTCCTTCTGCAATTTTTTCAAAATCAACTAGTCTACCATCAGTATCTACAATAGCGTTGTACTCTGCAAATCTTCCTTTGCCATTGCTATCTGTAATACGAACAATGGGAGGAGAAGAATAATACTCTCCTGGGTTTTCAACTACTAAACTAGTAATTTTGTCTCCAGTAACAACAGCACGAACAGATGCTCCTCTACCAGAAGTCACCTCAACAACAGGTGTTCTTGGGAAGATGTTGTTAGTATCTACAATATATCTTTCTACAACAGAACCAGATAGAACCGCTCTTGCTTTATTTGGAGCACCGTCTAGAAGAACAAATGGTGGTTTTACATATCCACTACCCTGTCTATCAGGAACAATTTGCTCTAACGTTCCATAACGAATGCTATCTGTATCTTTATAACCATATAGACGAACGCCATTGACAAGAATACCGACTTCAGTCTTTGGTGTCTTATACTTCTCAGTTGTTCTGGTTGCAAGTCTTCTGATGATACGAAGAAGTTTCTGATCCTCTACAGTCTGAGAAACATCGGAACCATCTAGAATTTTGTATGAAGGATATCCAGACGAAGTAATGTAATAGTATTGATCATCTGCAAAAATAGCAGATACATCTGTTGATGTCTGACCGAGTTGCGTGCCAACATAAGGAACTGTTGGTGCATTGATTGGAAGATTTCTATTTAAAATCCATCTTGTCTGGTTTGATCCAGTATTGACAATCTTAGGATCTGCACTCTCAAATCCAGGATTTGAAATTTCAATAGTATCATCTACTGCAGAATATGGATGAGAATCATTGATCTCAAAGTTATATACAACACCCAGAGTTAAAAGTTTTACATTAGAACCACTAATAACAACTGGTTTGTATACAGAAGAACCTGCACTATGATTATATGAAACGTTTCCTCTTTTACTAATAGTAAACTGAGTTACATTCTTATCATCAAACTTGATGGTTTCTTCACCAATCAAAACTTCTCCAGTCTTACCCCAACCAATAGTAGAGAAAACATTGATTCTTTTGCCAATACCATCCGTCTGAGAAAGATTTTTCTCTAAACGAGTTTTTGTAGAGATTGCAAACTCACCAGTGACTGTTTCTGGAGCAAGAACAATGTTCCAAATTTTCTCTCCATCAAATGTACCCTCTGCTTTTGCATTATCCACAGTAGCAGAAACATAACCATACTCTTCAGTTTCTGGTTGAACAATTTGCTTACCAATAAGATCTGTTGGGTCTCCAGAGATTACTTTTACTTTTAGTGCATAAACATTAACCCAATCAGACTTAGATGCCTTATATGTAAAGTCTTTTGGTTTGTATACTTCTGGTTTATTAGTTACATCTTGAGAAACAATCGTGTTGAAGATGAACTTAATAGAACTATCAGTTCCTTTTGCTCTGTAGAACTTGTTAATGTTCTTGATGAGAGTTCTCTTATCAACTTCACCACGAAGATACTTCTCGGGGAACGAACCGAGATATTGAGACTCAAAGTTTTTTACAAGAGCATACAGAAACAGATTGCTGATATTATATACGTTTGCATTAGCATTATGAGATGCTGCTTCTGTGCTTGTAAAATTTGACTTGGTGTATAGATCTCCTAGAGTTGTATTTCCACTTACACCTCTAGAACAATTTAAAAATTCTGTATTGGTTCTATCAGAATAAAAGATAATCTCATCATTAATTCTAATATAACCATTTTTTGTTGGAAATGAACTCGCATCATTTACAATAATTGTGGTATCGGTATCAGAAATAGATACAGCAAGAGTATCATTCTGTTTGAGAATCTTTTTTTCGTAAAAATCAATATCTGTATACTTTTGGATATTGCTAATGATATCCAAAGTTCCACCTTGAACTTCCTGTGCTTCATAATACTTCTGAACGAACTTAGCAAACAGTTCATATTCAGTAGCAATGAATTCAGGAAGCTGAGACTCAATTAGAGTTGAAATTCTCTTGGTCTTAACAACAGCCATTTACTTACTCTTTATATGCGGTGAAACTTGAATTCGCTACATCAACGTCCAGATAAACCTCGCGGAGTGCCTGAATATCATTAGATAAAGGTTTTACTCTAACTGAGATTCTGTTATCAAAGAAACTACCTTTAATGATAGTCATATTGTACAATCTCAACTCACCTTTTTCATAATCAATGTCCCCAACTTCCTTGTCAAGGACAACTTTTTCGCCAGTTACGGCGTCTAGTCTATATAGGACAATTTTACCATCCCTATCTTCAATGTAAACATCAAAATTTGGATACTCAGTGACTCTAAATCCAGTGGACGAAAGAACTGATTCATCACAATCAATGTCAAACGCATTCTGGAAACAAATCTCGTAATAGAAAGTTGCATTAAGTTGGGGATAAAAATCCTTTCTCATCATTACAGAAGTTAAATTAGAGTTAATACTCTTGTCAGCATCATCAATTACACCAACAAATTTGCTATATCTAAATTTGCCTTTGAATTTTTCTGTGTCTGAACCATCAATATAATTCTGAACCGCAGCAATTACTTTATCTCTAATTTGTGCAGTAGTCTGATCTGTTGTATTTCTGTTATAATAAATTTTACTTGTCATTTCAACATACAGAACTGATGGATCAACAATGACAGGTTCTACAGAAGCAACAACATATTTCTCAAGTTCTTTAATAATTTCTTGTTTTGTTACTGATGTTAAGTAAGTAGCATCCTTTGGTTTTAATACAATGAATACCTTACCATACTCTGGTGGGTCTTGATCTTCGCCTCCAAAGATGATGATATCACTAGTTGCTGGATATACCTTACGAACGATTGCATCGTAGTCAGAGGGCGTTACAGCACGGTCCTGAGTGCCGTAAATCTTAGGAGCATTCTTTTTAATGCTTTTAGTTGATTCTAAATTTTCTCCACCAGATGCAGGAATTACAGAATTAATTACAACAGCAGAAGCATTTGGAGATGCACCAGCTGGATTTTCTAAAACACCAGAGAAAACAAAACTTCTTACTCCATTAGATGCAGATCCAGAAGTTGTGATGTAAGTAACTTCAATAGTTGTTCCGTTCTCTAATCTTGCTCCAAGAACACCATCACCAAAAATCAATTCATATCTCTCATCTTCAACTTCTTCTAAGAAGAAAATTTTTGAATTGCTATCAACTCCAAGAATATTTTCTACTATCTGATATTCTTCGTTAAATGATCCACCACCAGGAAAGATTCTAACTTTGATGGTATTTGTATCAATATTTCTATTGTCAAGAATAAATCTTTGATTGAGTAATGAACTATTAACTGTAAATGTACTAGTAAGTCTTGTTCCTTCTCTTACTGGAACATCAGTAAATACTGCAGTATTATTAATAACCTGTCCTATGACATCATTTTCTGTAATGTACTGATAAATTGTATTATCGTAATTTGCAACAAATCCCGTGCCTCTTCTCAAAATAAGTTGAGTATCGGTTGTTGGGGATGCGTAATTAACAGTAAAATTTACATATGCAATTGGAGAGGTAACACTTTTAGGTCTATATCCTAATTGCTTCGCAAGTGCCACCACATTGTCCCTCAAGGTGGCAGAATCAATGAATAGTTCATTGACCACCATGTTGGTGTTAAACGCCGTATAATACGTGTTATAAGCGAGTGTATCAATAAGAGTCGATAATACCGAACCCTCAAAATCATAATCAGTAAAATCTGAATTTGCTCTAAGATAATCTTTTAGAGCAGATTTAATATCTTCAAAGTCTAAATTAGAAACTTGAGTATAAGGCATTATCGTGTACGCTCTAAGAAGAAGTCTACAGTTACTGGTGCGTCATCCCTACCAACAATCGTATAAGTTAATTCAACTTGATATCCATTGTCCATGTATTGTGGACGACAAACAAGACTATCGATGGTAATTCTGGGTTCATATTTCCTCAGAACTCTTCCAACTTCCGACTTAACTAGACCAGAAGAAGCATAATCTAATGGTTCAAACAAAGTTTTCCTTAGTTCTGATCCAATATCAGGTTGAAATGGTCTCTCTCCCTTTTGTGTAAGGATTAAATTTGCTATTGATTGTACAATAGCTGCATTATCCTTTACCGCGATCATATCATCGGTTACAGGGTGTTGTTTGAATGTAACACTCAAATCTTTGAATGTCTGAAATTCAGGCATTGAGACGCAGCAATAGGCTGCTATTATTTATTCACTCGTGCCAACGCTCTACAAAATCATCAAAACCGCCCGCTCCTCCACAAGGGCGCTCAAGGCGGTCTTCAGGCAATGGGTATAGTTCTTCCTTCATCTTTGACCTACGACGCTTTGCAGCGGCATCTAGAAGGCGATCACTGTCTGTTTCGGTGATCAGTGTCATACCTTCTTCAATAAACTCTTCACT